CGCCGTGATCTTCTACGGTGCCGCCTGAATACTGAGTGTAGAATTGGGGCTTCTTGAAACCGAGGATTTTTCCAGTGGAAATACCCTGTTGGTTATCGTAGTCGAAACCCTTCTCGTTCCATTCGGGTGAGCCGATGTCAGCCATACCCAGCGCCTGAGCGCCACAGAACAACATCTGGCAACCGTCAATCAGACCACCAGAACCGTACTTGCTACCAGAAGCGGCAAGGCGGGTGTTGGGGACATGACGGAACTCATGGAAGTAGATGCCGTCGATCTTCACTGCAGTACCGGTGAACAAGGGGTTTTCCTTGTCGCGGGCCTGCGCGTGACGCAGGTTCTGCATGTAGTTCGGGTCCAGCTTCAGCTTGCCCATAGCCTGCGGAGACAGGAAGACGTGATAAGTTTCCTCACCGCCTTTTTCCTTCACGCCGCGGATATAGTTGTCCTTGGCGTAGGCTTTCAGCTGTACGAACAAGTCCCACGTGGGGGTGTCTTTGGCCGCAACAGCGCCAGAACCACCAGCGAAGTCCAGAGTACCTGCTGAGGCCCCAAGAGTAGTTACGTTCCAACGAACCTGACGCTTGGTAGACGGCGCGACAACATCTGCGTTGAACTCCAGATAAGTCAGGTCGGAACCTACGCGCTGGCCGCCAGAGTTGGCGTTGCTGTAGCTCATACCGGCCAGCGTCAGGAACGCGAGCTGGTCAACACGGTCAGCCAGCCAGTAGGCCAGTACATCGCGTGAGTTGTTGCGGAACTCGACCACAGATTTCTGGTCAGCCATTTTACCTTCATGCCGGTTGGCGTGACGCAGTTGGTCCAGACGGATCACTTGATCGTAGGACTTCATTGCTTCTTCGTTGCCTTCCAGAGTGCGGTCACCTGCAATACCGTCTCCTTCGAGGTCGGCCAGCAAGGTAATGACTGCGCGGGCACCCTTCTCCGATTTCTTCAGCTCGGTTACGTGCTGAATGATAGAGTTGGCGTCTTTGCCCAAGAATTGGTTGACGAAGGAGTAGTTACGAGCCTGCTTCCACAGGTCCATACTCCAGATAGTTTTCTGCTCGTTCGTGAGCAGCGCGAAATTGGTTAACATATCCATACCCTCCAAAGGGTCACGTTAGAAAGAAAGTTGTCTTACCTGTTTGTGACGTATCGCTGTCACCTGCGAATAAAACAGCCTTAACGTGGTTGAATCGGGGGCCAATATCGCATGGCCCCGACGCGATGCCTTGAATATACCTCAAAAAATCCTAAAAGCAAACTATCCTACGAGATCGCCCCGCAACTGGGACAACTTTTCGTCGGATAGCTTCTCAAACTCGGCGTACGGGAGTTTCATCACCGCTGCTGCGTCCAGTACCCCGCCTTCGCGGTCGTGGTCTTTGCCCACGTCCTTGAGGTTGGCTGGCTGCCGCCTATTGGCGTCTAACCCCTTAGTGACTGCCGCCTCTTTGCGGCGCACACCGAGTTCGTCGGCCGCACGGCGGCGGGCGTCGTCACTCTGTCCTTCCATCGCGCGCTTGGCCCCAAGGATAGTGGCCACCGCCTCTTGGAGTGCCTTGCTCGGCGACATTTTCTCGTTCGTCTGCAGCCCAGTCATGTAGGCCTGCACCTTACGCACCGCTTCGCTGTCGAAACCATCCACGTTATCGGGGTTGATTTCCGGGTACTCCATCTCCAACCGCGCGACTACCGCGTCGTACTGGATTTCGCTTTTGGCTTGCGACCGGCCTTGGTCGGCGTACGCCTGCGAGCGGTAATCCGCCATGTCGCTCTGGAGCTGGAGGATGTCGCCCATCAGGTCGGACGCCTTATCCAGCTCGCCGTCGGCCAGCATCTGGGTGTGTTCCTTAATCATGGTCTTGATCTGCGCAGAGGCCTTCTGCATGTCCTGCGCCACCGCGCGGTCAGCGTCACGCTTCTCAAGCGCTGCCAACTGGCTGGCCAGTCGTTCTTTCTCAGCGCGCTCGCGGCCTACCGCCTCGTCAAACCGTGTTTTCGGTATGAGTGGCCCTTGAGCTTCCTCTTCCTCTTCCTCTTCCTCTTCCGGCGCTTCTTCCTCAGGGGCCAGACCTAACTCAAGCTGCTCTTCCGGGGACAGTTCCAATTCGTCGATGGTGGGGGTTTCCGCTTCCAAGACTTCTTCGGGAAGTTCGTCGCCACGGTCAACTACGGTTTCGTCGCTCATTTTGGTTTTCCTTTATTAGGAGTGGGTTTTGGCTTTGCTGCAGCTTGCTCCTTTTTGACCTTCATTGCAACAGCATGTTCTTCATCTTTGTGCTTCATCTTCTGATCGTGCAAAGCCTCGTTCTCCAACAACTTCTGCTGCAGCTCCTTCATTTTCAGGTCCATCTCAGCCTCGCGCTGCGCGGCCTTCTGCTCGGCGGCCAGCGCGTTGGCGCGCAGGTCTTGCATGGATTGCTGCATGGCGATCTGCGCCTGCTGCTGCGCGGCCTGCGCCTCGATCTGCACTTTCGGGTCGCCTTGCGTTTCCTTCTGCGTCTTCTGCTGGGTCTCAGCGGCCTTGGCTTGTTTCAAGGATGCGTCCGCCTCGATGCGGGCTGCTTCGGCTTTCGACTTGGCCAGCTCCACCTCGGCCTGCAGTTTAGCAAGCTGCGCGGCGTACTGTGCTTCTGTGGATTTCTCCTGCTCGCGCATCTGTTTGATGATGTCGCCACGCTTGTTCAGGCGGCTGTTCTCGATCAGCACATCGTCCGGTATCTGGATACCCAGCTCGCGCAGGCTGATGGCCTGTTCGAACTGGCTGTCTTCCAGCGTCTCGCGGGCAGGGGTGCTGGATACTATGACGTCGTACTCCCCGACAGTCAGGTCGTTGGTGATCGCGCCGGTGTCCGGGTCAGGTTGGTTAACCGCAACCTCCTCCGACTCGCCCGTGATACGGTTGGCGGTGATGTTCATAATGCGCGGTTCGGAGTAGAACTCCTGCACCAGCGCCAGAATATTCCGCGCCAGAATGAAGTCCGTGCGCTGCAGGGAGTCCATCGGCTTGGCGTTGTTCAGTGCACCGCGGCTCTGGTTGAGCGCGACGGCCTTGGCCGATACGTCCTCGCGGGCGTTGCCCGTGTCGTAGTCGGTCACGCCGGAGATCGTCTTGATATACTCCTCAGCCTTGAAGCTGAACCGGTCCAGACCCTGTGGTGTCGGGTTGGGCAGGATTTTGTCCAGCCCAGTCATATCGTTCAGTTCGACGACCAGACCCGTCTCAGCGCCGCGCTGCTCCAGCTCTTCGACCGACATGTTGGTCATCGCACCGGACTTCACCTTCCAACCGCTGTTCGCCGTGGTGTTGATAACGTGCAGTTCTTGGCTGGTGACCTTGTTCAGGTACTCCTGCGGCCCGAGCAGGTTTTCGACCAACCCGACGGTGCGGCCGTGCCTGAAGTATGGGAAGTATGGAACGACCGTAAAATATTTGTACGGGGACCACTCGTTGTGCAGCTCCACGTTGTCGGCGGTGACCGTCCACTTGATCCGCTTGACCAGCTTGGTGGTCTGGCCAAGCCCATATTGCTGGGTGACCATGGCGAGCTGCTGTTTGTCCCACGTCTCCGGGCTCGGGCGCATATCGCCGGTTTTAACATCGACGAAGTGCGCCATGCGGGTCAGTTTCTTCCACTGCCGCTCGATGACACGGATGTTCCGGCTGACAGCGCTCTGGTCCCACGGCCCTGCGTAGTATCCGTTGTTGTACAACGTGCCGAACCGGTCGCGGTCGCGTTCCACGGAGTCGTACCCATAGCTGGAGTAGGTGTCTCCCCGATGTTTCAGGGTGTCGGCGTTGTCCGCACCGTAAAACAACTCAATGTCCTGCCACGTCACCCACTTGGTGGTAATCACGTCGTTCCATGTGTCCGGGTCGTACTCCTCGGCATCCGGGTCAATCAGCACGTTCTTTGGGTTTATGCGCGCGATACGCACGTCGCCGGTCAGGCTGTCGGTGAAGTCGAGCCTCACGTCCAAGAACCCGCGGCTGGAGATGATGCCGTCGCAGAACATGTCCGACCGCTGCCACTCAAGCTGGTTGTTATCTGAAATCTGCCGGAAGACTTTGGTGAGGGTCGTGGCGGTTTCCAGCGGTGCGCCGCTGCGCGGCTGGAAGGAAATATCGCTGCGCGCCTCGATCTGCTCGCCCAGCACGTTGCTGATCGTGCTCAGAATCTTGTTGATCGTCAGCGCGGGGCGCTTCTGTGATCGTAGCAACGCGAGATCGCCTGCGTCCCACTGCTGCCCTGCAAAAAAGTTATTGCAGACTTCGGCTTTCTTCACGAAGTCGGCGTGGCCGTTGTCGCGGATGAACTGGTATCGCAGCCACTGGTCAAGCGCGACTTCTGGATTTACGGCCATTGCTGGAACCTCTAGTTAACTATTTTCTCGACCATTGCGCTGGACGCGTAATTCACACGGTGCGGGTCTGGTGTCGCGGTATTGTGGCTCGTGCTCGTCAGGCCGATCAGGCCTTGGTTAACGCTCCAGTACGGCTGCGCCGGGAGCGGGTTGTACCGGTCGCGGTAGATATACTGAATGACTGGGGACTTGCCCAGTGCGCTGCCCAGCGCCATGTACAACTCTTCGGCCTCGGCTTTGGTTAGGTCCTTCCCTAATACCCGGACAGTTACTTCGGCTTTCAAATTCTTCTTGGTCATGTTCTCTCCTACGCGGTCATGTGGCTGTATTCACCGGGGGCACTCGTCGTCAGTTTGTCGCGCCAGCTCTTCAGCTTCGGCGGCTCCTCCCCCCGTGGGGGTGTCGAGCCAATAGCGAGGGTCGTCGCCCACGCAAGTGCGTCCACAATATCATCGTGCACGCCTGCAGGGAAGCGCAGCAATTCCTTCTTCGCCAGCGGTAACCATGAGGCCTCCGACGGGAAGTACACCCGCCCTTGCTGCATCCGGCCCTGCAGCGGTCGT